CAATACCTATTTCCTGATGTTTTTAACGATATATATTCCTGTCAAATGATGGGCTATAACAAAGCCATTGAAAAAATCGAAGAAATAGGTATTGATAAAGTAAATGAGTTTAAAATTTACACAACTTTTTCGTGTAAACCATTTAACACTATATGATTTTAAAATATATCTTATTAGGTAGTTTTTGCTGGAATTTTCATGATACAGGGACTCAGTGCACACAATGGCTTACAGATAATCTCTCTGATCGTTTAGTATGTAAAAACAAAGCTTTAGAAGTTGGTAGAACAAATAAAGCAAAGATTGAAGAATTAGGGGGCTTCATGGATCTTTATGAGGTGCATTGTATAGCTATAGATGAGGATGGCTATAATGTTGACGAATCGTTTCAAATATCTTATAATATCTTATGACGGCTTATCGTATAAGGGCTTGTATGGGAGGACAGCAAGTAGACACTATAGTTGATGCTGATACAAGTACTGCTGCGATTTTAAAGGTGTCAGAAAAAGTGGACCAAGGCGAGGTTAAAGTAACCGAAAATGGTTTTAACTTTAATAAGCGGGTTCACATAACTTATGAGGAACTATGATGAGTCCTGAGAAAATAAAGTTGTTGAAAGAACTTCAAGAACTTGAAAATAAGTGGTCAACAAGTTTTATGACTAATGGTCTATGTACTGTTGATATGCTTAAAACAGAAAGAGATATTAGATCCAAAAGAAATGCGATCAAATATCAAGATGTACAAGAAAATTTAGCTATAGCTGGTTAACTTTTCTTAAAACTTAAAAAAGGAAACTTTTTACTTAGGCTATCTTTCGGCTTTTTAAACTCATAGTGATTTATTATTTTAAATAACTTTTCTCTTTTAGCTACAGAATAAGGTAAAAATAATTTAGCTAAATGTAAAGCTTGTTGGTGAGAACATCTCCATCTCCATTGATCTTTTTTAGCCATCGATCCTTTGCTTATTCCTTTAAAATAAATAGATCCTACTTTAACAATATCATAAAAATTTTTGATACAATCTAAATCTGTCATAGCTATTTCCATAGCGATATTCCATTTTAAATATATCTTTTTATTTTGGCTTTTACGTTTGTATTGAGCATAATTAACATTACCTTCTCCATCAAATAATCCTGCTGCGTAACCAATTAAATCTTGATTATTATGTGGTCTATTTTTATTTAGCATCTCCCCAACTCTCTCCTAGTCCATAATCTACTACGCTCGGAACTTTAAACTTAATTGAATTTTGCATAATCTTTTGAATTTGTTTTGCGTGTTTGTCGTCCTTAATATTGAAACATAATTCATCATGTATTTGAAGCATTGGTAGATGACCATCTTTATAACAATCTAGCATTGACTGTTTTGTTTGATCTGCAGAAGATCCTTGTATTAGTCTATTCAAAGCTTTATACGTGAAAGCTCTTTTAATGTTGTCCTTACCATATTTAGCAACCGCATCCTCATATTTCTCTGCTATATGTAAACCAAAATCTCTAGTCTCCCACATGTCAAATCTACATTTTCTACCTTTCTTAGTTCTTATGACACCTTTTTCATCAGCTGCATATTTACATCTATCTGATAATTTTTTTACAAAAGGAACTTTTTTATTATATTTAATAATTAATTCATTAGCTTCATCTTTAGATACACCTAATGATATGGCAAGCTTTTGTTTTCCCATCCCATACATTAGACCTAAACCTATAGTTTTAGCTTGTGTTCTTTCTATTCCAACTAAATCAGCAACTGTTTGATGAAAGTCTGCCTCGCTATTTTGATAGGCCTGAACAAGTTCATTGGAGCCTTCATAACCTTCTCCTATTGAAGCAGCATAGTGCACTGTCATACGAGGTTCCTGTTGAGAATAATCAAAACTTCCCCACTTATAACCATCCTCAGGTATAAAAAGACTTCTTATTTTAGGACCAAAGTCTTTATTTCTAGCTGGAACTTGTTGTAAATTTGGATTAGACATTGATAATCTTCCAGAAACAGTTCCGCCATTGTCCCCTCTTAATTGATTTATTTCTGCATGAATTCTTCCATTGACTTGATATTTCATTATAGAGGAGAGAAAAGTTCCATGAAATTTATTTATCTCTCTTGCACTCACAATAAGTTGTGCTATTTTGTTTTTATTATTAATTAACCAATTTTGAGTGAAGGAAGGTTCTTTTGTTTTTTCGGTACGTGGGTAGTCTAACTTTAATTTGTCAAAAGCTTTGGCAATCTGGCGTGATGCCCAAATGTCTACTTCTATTCCTGATTCTTTTTTTATGGCCTTTAATATTTCTTTTTCTTGGATCTTCATTTCTTTTTGTAATACTTCAGCTTTTTCCACTTGCACTCTCACACCTCGTTGACGCATTTTTATTAGGATCGGAAGCAATTGCTGCTCCATTTCCCAAACAGTAGTCAAACTTTGTGTTGCAATTTCTTGTTTAAACCTTTGCCAAAGTTTCAATGTTAGCTCTGCATCTTGTTCTGCATAATAGCCAACATGCTCTGCTGGCAACTTCCACATCTCAGCTTTAGGATCTATACCATGAGCAGCTGCAGCCTCTCTTAATTCTGTTTCTGCTTTTATTTCATTTAAGTAATCTACTGATAAGGCATTCAAAGAATATGAAAATCTATTCTCATCTATTAATGCTGCTGCTATCATTGTATCTACAATAGGTCCGTGAACCGGGATACCAGAAGCTTCTAACCACCCAACATCATACTGAGCATTATGAAATATTTTAGTGCAAGGCAAAGCACATATATCCTTCATATATTTTTTTACTTGTTCAGGAATCATGTTACCTCCACCTAAGTGTCCAAATGGAAAATAACCTTTCCATCCTTCAACAGCTACAGCAAAACCAACTATCTCTCCTTTACCTAATGCCCAACCAGCTCCAAGTTTTTCATTAATACCATCATCTCTAGTTTCAAGGTCTATCGCTATTTCTTTATATTGAGACAAATCTTTATACTCTATCGGTGTATTCCACATTGATTTTTTAAAAGTTAGTGTCAATTGTAACCCATTACTCATCTACAAAGATTCTCCATCAATGAAAGGATAATAATTTATATTTACAACGATTCTACATTTTTGATCAGTGCAGGTAGATCCTGAATGTTTTAAGTTAGAATCAAACTCAATAAGCCTATTTTCAACACTATTAATTTTTTGGCCATCTTCAAACTTAGTATAACCGTTGTTTGTATTTACATAATAAATTGCTGTTCTGTTATTATAAAAATCTGTATGAAAAGCGTGCTCTCTAATTTTTTCTGTTTTCACAAGTAAGTTAGCTTTTATTCTGCATATTGCTTTTACATTTAGTTTTTCAATAATGGGTTTAATTAATTTGTATCCAGCTGAATCTGTGCCTTCTCTTCCAGTAAAAAGCTTGTGAGTAAATTGACTCAAATGTAAATTATCTAATTCATAGTCATAAACAATGTACGGAACAAAGTACCATGGAAAAAAAGCACTTGTCATTACATTTTGTAATTCTTCAAATTGATCTTTAGGTAAAAAATTATCTACTATTCTTATATTTTGACTCATTAATTATTATCTACTTTTATTAAAGTTCTCATTACTGTTGTTATTGGATTGAGATCGAAGTCTCTTGTGCACCCTTGTAATAAACTGCTCCACAGCACAAGTGCCACAATAATAAATTTTGTTTTCAAGAATAACTGCATCATTATTACATTCAGAACATTTATGTTTTTTTGTTATCATTTTCTGTGAGGTGTTGTATTTCTAAATCACAATAGTGTTTAATTTTCCTTATATCTTCGATCGATTTACCTTTTAATAGATATCTACACACATACTTTATTACATTTGCCTGAAAAGGATTAAGACTATTTTTTCTAATAAATGTCCAAGGTTGAATAATAAATTTTTTATAATGAGAACCTCCTACTTGGACACCGTCTGGAAAAGTTTCATCGAACATGTCTTTATTTGTCATTTTTTTCCTGTACATAAATTAAATAATCTTGTCCAATAGGATAGTTAAACTTATAACTAGATCTCAACAAATGTAAAGTTTTTCTTGCTCTAGTTGCGCCTGTATACCAAACCTTTCTTTCATCACTTTTATCACTCTTATTCTTATTTTCATAATCTGATGGGTAATTACCTTTTCCATACAACACTACATGATTCGCTTCTCCACCTTTAACTG